AGTTTTTCTTTTTCTGGTGGTTGAAGTTGTTTTAATAATATCTTCATCTTGATCATCAGATTTAGCCAGGCTTCTGATGATGTTCTCAATTGATTCCGAAAGTTCAAATAATAGTTCATTGTCTCTGGTTTCTAAAATTTTTTCTGCTTCTTTGTCTGTATTAACAATTAATAAGTTAGGAATAATTTTTTTTCTATTCAATGGTAATTTTGTTTTTATTAGATTAAAAATTCTATCGAATAAATAAATTACATCATCAACTTTTATCAACTCCTTTTTTAATAAAGCAAGTTCAAATTCTGCTTTTTCTGCAAGAGCTGCTTCTTTTCGCTCTTTTGCAGACTTAAGAACTCCACCGCTGCCTTCAGCTTCTTTAAGTTTATTCTCAAGATAATTAATGCGCCATGAAACGACTTTAACAAAATCATACTTGTCACGACCTTCTTTGGGCATTCCTTCTTTAGCCCAAAGCTGGATTGTTCTAATATCTCTTTTGAAAAACTTTGCAAGAAAACTTGAATTAACAATATTAGCCACATTTATCTATATAACTAATTTTAATTGTGATAATTCTTCTTTAGAAAATGGCTCTAAGTTTAGATAATCCATATTTTTTTCATGTTCATATAATTGTACTTTATTTGCTGCTTCTCTTAAAGTTTTTTTAATGTAAAATTTTTTATTGAACTTTCTCAAAATATTTACATATTCATTCAAATAAAGATTCCAATCTATATTTCGATTATCCCCGCTTAATTTACCCAATTGAAATTCATCTATAAATAAAGTTTCTTTAATTAAATGCAATGTTTCTTCAGGATCAATTATTGGTTCTAATTAAGCGAAACGAAAGTCAATTTTGAAAATCAAAAAATTTTCGAATTCTGCGCTCGTGTCGTATCCGCAGAAAAATCTTGCAAAAAGGACCCAAAAACTAAATTCTAAACTCTCTTTGCAAATAAAATTTTAATTCTCTGTTGTAATAGTCTTTATATTTTGTTTTGATAATGTAATTGTACAATCTCATCATCTTAGGATTAATCAACATTAATCTTAAATCTGGTCCAAACTTTTCTTTAATTGGCAATCTTTTAATTGTCTCTCTAATAAATATTCCTTTATGACCTGATTTCATAGTAGCAATAAATGCATGAGGTAATAATCTTCGACCTTTCTGATAAGATACGATAAAACTAACACCTTTCTTTGTTTGTGTATGTGGAAATTGTATTAATGGAATACCTTGTTTTCCTTTAGCAACAATTCTTGTTTCTTGTCCTTGAATAATTTTAATATTTTCTTTTAATGCGCTGCTTTTTACGGCATAATCTTTTCTTATTTCTTTAACGAATTCATTTATAATTGTTTGCGCTAATCTTTTTGATGCTCTTTTTTCTGCTTTGGTAATTGCATCATTAAATTTTACTATAGTATTCTTAAAAGATTTTGTTTTTATTGTAAGCATTTTAAACTCTTTAACATTTGTATAATTTCATTAATTAAATTTCTTGCCTCAATATCACTAAGTTTATGCATATACTTCATAATTATTTGCATTAATAACATTTTTATTTTTATTTCTTGTTTATTCATTTTCTAATAATTCTAATAATTCAGTTTGTGCTTGCATCCACTTGCGCTGTTCTATCAAATTCACTATATAATTATATTTCTCTCCTGATATTTCATTTTTTATTTGATTCAATTTTTCTTTTAATTTATGCAATTGTTTCTCAATATCATCAAATGATATTTCCTTTTGTTTACTATATTCAATATTTCTTTGTATTGTTGCTTCTCGTAACTCTTCTTGTTTTTTTGTTTTATATAAATTTTCAAGATATTTTTCCTTTAGCTTTTTAATTTTGCCAACAAGAGATTTAACATTTTGAAATTGCTTATTCCAGCTCGGATATTCCATAAATGCTTTAAGTATTATTATCCAGCAAACTTTATAATTCAATTCAGGACGTGGATCAAACAGCAGTTCATTCCTAATCATATCTTCATTAGACCAATGTGGTTTTAATGTATTTACATATTTTCTAAATAATTCTCTTATTTTTTCATTAACTAAATTGGTATCATTAAAATCAAAACAAATTTTTTCGATGTCGAAGTTGGCAAGTACTTCTACTACATCTGTGTTTAATATATGTGTATATATATGGTAATGCTCTGACATATTTGTCAAATCAGATTTGACTTTTTCGTCAAGCGGGCTGACTTTTTTGTCAAGCAAATCTTCATTTTGCTTGACATTTTCGTCAGACGAAATTGAAATGCTTTGTTTTTCTTCATTTTGCTTGACATTTTGGTCAGACCATAAAGTTTCCTGATCTTCGTCTGACAAATTTGTCAAGCAAAATTCTTTTGGTGCCTGGACATTTATCCATTCATCTTCATTTACAAATGCATACCAATTTGTATGATCATTTCTTTGTTTATTAAATTTATTTTCTTTCAGTATAACTCCTTGCTCTACCAATTTATCTATAATAGTTCTTATTTGTCTTGCAGTCCAAAACGGAAAGATTTCCTGAAATGCTTCATAACTGTTATATGTCCAGTATCTCCCTTCTTTGAAATTTCTGCCGTTTGCTTTATTGCTTGAAATCCAGAACTTCATATTTTGTAAAAATATGGCTTCATTAACACCATATTTTTTGGCAACTTCTACATTAAATAGATAATTATCCTGTTTCATAAATCTAAAGGTTTTATTTTATAAAGAAATATTTTTTCCATGCATTCTTTTTTCTTTTTAATTTCATGCTTTTTCTATTATTAATCATCTGCAATTTTTTTGAACACCTATTGCTGCAAGTTTTTTGCATTCTTGTATGTGCGATAAATATTTTGCCGCAAATCAAACAAACTCTTTGGTCATAATATTTTTCAAGCAATTCTCTTTCTATTAATGGGAAGTTTTCCATTTTTGTTTCTCCCATTTTTAATTAATTTACAAATTGCAATTAATTTATTATCCTCAACAATTTTAATTTCGTCAATATTGCCCAGAGAAAAAGTTATGCTGTAGTTTCTTATTCTTGCCCATTCTTTCCATTGAGGCAATGTTTTAATTTCGCCTGTATCTAAATTTTTATATTGATTCATTTCTTTTAATTCCTATATTTATATTCATATTGCTTCTTTTAATTTTTTTGGTAAAAACAAAACTTTTTCGCCAAATAGATTGAAATCATTTGAAAAAGTTTCTTTTATTTGCTCTTTAATCTTTTTTCTTTCCCCAAGCATTGATAAAATTATCTGGTTATAACTAAGTAAACTTGCAATAGCTTCTTTTTCATTTCTGCATAACCAATAACCTTTCTTAGAGCTTCCAATGTGAAATTTCCCTTTATATTTTTCATTCATTTCTCTAATAGAAGCGGCAAGATACCTTTTATCAATGTCAAACTTTTCAAAATGTTTGTGTGTTAATGGATTTTCATAAGAACTATAATTATATAATTCAGTATAAATTATTTTTTCAATCTCGTTTAATTCATTAATGAACATATTGTTGTTCATCTTTATTAACTCCTATTGTAACCTATTACATTTAAATGAATTATTCCGAGATATAGATAAGTATAATTATATTTAATTATTACTATGTTACCTTGTAATTCATATAATTCTTTCTCAATTTTTTTATCAGAAATATTAAGCGCATAATAATTATTATTATTATCTCTAATTGCTAATTCTACAAATGGCATATTACCTATTGCTATTATCTCGCCTTTAATTTGATATTTGATAGGATCGTTTGTGCAGGAATAAATAATTATTAATAATAAATAACCGAACCGGGCGAGGGTGGACCCGATTCGGCCGGAGGGCTGTAGTGGATAAGAAAATATTAATTTTATTGTTTTCATTTATAACCTATTTATGTTATCAAATATGTTTTGAGCTAACTTAATTATTGCTTCTATATATGCAATATTCTCAAGATGAACTGGTAAACTAAAAGTCATTAAACAATTTTCTTTTGTTTCAAAATTGCATTTTATCATCTTAATAGAACGCTTATTTTCAGTAGTTATTAAAGGCACATAAATTTCATATAATTTATATTTGTCAATTATTGCAGAATATTTATTTTCAAGTTTCGCAGTAATAAATCTTGAATTATTTTTATTATTTATTTTATAAATCATAAACCAGCTTCCATAATATTTAAATTAGTCTCGGGATTATCATCTTCATTTTTATTTTCATATTTATTTTTTAAATAATAAAGATGAATTTTACTTATGATTTCCAAAGCTTTTTCAGAGCCAATTAATTTCTTAAGCTCTATAGCTATTTCACATAATTTATTTTCGTATTCATCTAATTGAATATCTCTAATCATAAATCTCATTCCAATCTATTTCATCGTTATATTTTTTTAATTCCTTTTTTAGCATAAAATTTTGTCTAGTTAAATCTTCAAGTTTGCCTGCTTTCAGCATTGCTGAAGTAATTAATCCAATAAAGGCTCCAATAACAAATATTAATATTCTTTCAACCATTTAATACTCCTTTATTTTCTTGAAATAATTCTAATTGCATTGGCTCTGAAATAATAAAATTCTTTAATTCTACAAGCAGATTCAAAAATAATGGAACAAATTTTTCTGGTATCAATGTTTTTCCGAACCAGTTTCTGCATAAAATTGCTCTATTTTGTGCGGCGTGTTTATTACAAGAGGGCTGTTTGAATTTAATAATTCTCTTAATGCAGTAACAGTTACCCCCATTATTTCTTTAGTCCATGAATAACTAACCCCAATAATGGTTATTTGATGAAGTGGAACATCTAATTCACAAACTTCTTTCACATATTCCCGCAGCTGTAATAATATTTCTTTTATTTCATTTGGCAATTCTGCAATAATTTCAAAACTGAATCTCCCCGCATCATCTGTATTGCTGTTTCTCCATTGAATTTTTGTTCTGTATGTTTCCCAATCGTATTTAAATTTTTCTATCAGAAACATTTTTTCTCCCCTTATCATTTTTTTCAATTTTTATTTTTATTCCAGTATTTTCAATATCAAGTGTTATTGGCAAATCACATGTTTTAATTATATCTACCAATTCATCATCAATTTCAATTTCTGCTTTACGCAAATCTTCGTCTATTATTATTTCAATCAAATGTTTCATCTTTTTGAAAAATTTCTTTATAATATTTTTTTGCGATTGGATAAGTGATTGTAAGAAATAGAAACATAGCCAATAAGATTAAAAATGCATTATTGTCCAATAAATATTCTAATTCACTAATTAAATTTTTCATAATTATTTTTATAATAAGTTTTTCTTCTTAAATAATTGAATATTTCTTCACGACTAATTCTTATCTCGCCATCTTCTAAATTTATTCCTATTTCTCCTGCATCAATTAATTTCTGAAGCTTTGGAATTCCTACCCCCAGCATTAATGCAGCTTGACTTAAAGTTAGATTAGCCCGATAAATGCATTTAATTGCGTCCGGGCTTAATAAATCTTTTAATATTTTATCTTTCATAGCTCAGTTAATTTTATTAATCTATCCAATGTTTCGTTTATCTCAATTTTTAGTTCTTTGAATTTTTTGTTTGCTATTTTTCTTTCTTGCGGAGAGAATTTATTATCATTCGTGAACTTGTTTACAAGAGAATTCAGTTTCTTAATATTATCAGCAATAATTTCATTCGTAAGGAATGTTTGACTGATTAAATCTTCGCATTTGTCATGCGAAGATTCAATAAATCCGTGACGCTCAAATAAATCCATGATTTGAGCGTAAAGAGAGAAAGGAATATCTTTTGCAACTTCGAAGGCATATTGAATCTTTTGAGGATATGTATGCAGTTGGTCTGCAATCCAGGCATAGGAAATTTTATTGCGAGATTTAATAAGCAATAATTCTTCTTGCAGTGTCATAATTTTTTTGTCATTTATTAATAGTTTTTTGTTTCAATAATTTTGATATTCTCCATAGAGTATATGGAGCTCTGCCTTTGAAGGCATGTGTAATAAGAACCGTAGTAACTTTTAATTCTTCAGCCAAAATTTTTCTAAATTTCTCTCCCAATAATTTTTCGGATTCATATTTAATCTTTAATGGATTTAGTCTTTTCCCTCTCGAAGCTAATTTTAGCTTTTCAGATTGTGTTAAATACATTATCTTTTCCATATATTTATTAAGAGTTAATTCCCTAATGGCTAATGTAAAATAATTATTATACAATGTCAAGAGAAATGTTAAAAAATTTTTATACAGAAAATGAAAAGCTTATAAAAATTATAAACAAATTACAAAAAGAAATTTCGCACTTAGAAAAAAAAAATTTTATAATAATTTTAAATTAAATATCAAAATTATATAGGCAAATAAAATGAATATTCGTGAACACAAAAAAATAATGTCTTCAATAATTTTTTTTACTGGAATAATATTGTTCTGTTTATCAATTTTTTATTCAATATTCATATCAACATTTAATGGCATTATTTTATTCATATATTCTTTAATATTATTCTGTCTTGCTGAAATTGTTTTTTATCTATCCTTTATTTCAGAACAGATTAATGAGAAAAATAAAAAAGAATAATGCCATACAAATATAAACGTCCTAGCTCGCCATACTATTATATCGGCTTTACAGATAAAGAAAAGAAATTAGGTTACAAAAATTTTTCAACCAAATTTAAAAATGCGAAGCAAGTTGATGAATTAATAAATGAATATAAAATTAAAATTAAAGAAGCAAAGAAATTAAAAAATTTCATTCCTTCCACAAACTTACTTTTAACAGAAGCATTTAAATTATTTTGCAAAGATAGAGAAGCAGCAGGCAAAAAATTATCCTCCTTAACAATACAAATTTATAATCTTGCATTAATGCATTTAATCAAAACAGCCGGGAATAAACCAATAATGAATTATACTCGTCATGATTATTATGAATTTATAGAATCACTAAATAATAATAAACATAATACAAAAGTTGTTTATTCAAAATGCCTATATACACTTTTCAATTGGTTTATGAAAGAAAAATTGATTAAAGAAAATCCTATGCGGAGACTTCGTGAAGAACAGAAAGAAGTTATTATTAAAACAAAAGAAGAAATATTAAAATTACTTGAGTATGCAAAGAAAACAAAATTTTATTGGTTTGTAAGATTTCAATTAGAAAGTGCATTTAGACTAAATGAAGTGCTTACGACAACGAAAGATAAAATTGATAATGATATAATTAGAGTTATTCGCAAAGGCAATATTCCAAATGCAATTCCTATCATATTTGTTCTGTATGTTTTAATTCGTGCTGGATTATTCTTACGGTTTGCGTAATACTTACACCATAGATTTTGTGATAAACGAGTTTAACAATGCACAAATGTTTCGTAAGTGTTATACCTTGCCCAAATGGTAGCCACTTGACAAGGTATATGTTAACATCGTTGTATTTAATTTTCACTTCTTCTGGTGGTTCCTGTTATGGTTAATACCCAATTTTCTAAATAAGGCAAGTCATCGTTCCATTTTTGATAATCTTCTCCTTCCATCGCATAAACACGTTGATACAAACTGCCTAATTCTTTGTTTCTGAAATCAATTAAAAATTCCGCTTTCTCGTTTGGGATAAGACTATTAATCATTACATATAATTCATTTGCCTTTGGCATATTTTCATCAGTATATATCTGTTTGTCTTTAATTTTTATCGTGAACATCTTCTACCTCCAATTCACCTAATTCTAAGTTTATATTTTTTATTTTTTCAAATGGAATTTTATTTCGTATAGCAAATTCTCTTAAAATATTATCAAATTGTTCTTTTAATAAATTATCTTGCATAAAAAGATTTTGCCGTTTTAAGTGAATATTTTCTAATTTTAATTTTTCTGTTTCTTCTAATTTTATTACCATTTTATTACCATGTTGTTAATGAAACTCGTTTCCAGGTATTTGTTGCTACACATATATATAAATAATTCGCATCATAACACATCTCGCCTTGATTTCCCGTTGCACTTGAACTTGTTATTGTTCGTAAACTTCTTAAACGTATTGTTGAACCATTTATATCCAAACCATTTGCAGTCAGGGTTGGAATAACACCCAAACCATGTGTGGTTGTGCTCATTCCAATTACTACTTGATTATGAACAATAGTATATGTATTTGCGCCTATTGCTATTGAATTAACAGCATCTACTTTTTGACTTGCATTATAACCAGCATAATAACCAAAGTTTGAGTTATTATATCCTGTGGTGATTGAATAACCAGCACTATTTCCAAAGTTTGAGTTAGAACTTCCCGTGGTGATTGAATAACCAGCATTAAAACCAAAGTTTGAGTTAGAACTTCCCGTGGTGATTGAATAACCAGCATAATAACCAAAGTTTGAGTTATTATATCCTGTGGTGATTGAATGACCAGCATAAGAACCAAAGTTTGAGTTATGATTTCCTGTGGTGATTGAATAACCAGCACTATTTCCAAAGTTTGAGTTAGAACTTCCCGTGGTGATTGAATAACCAGCATTAAAACCAAAGTTTGAGTTACCATTTCCTGTGGTGATTGAACGACCAGCATAAGAACCAAAGTTTGAGTTATGATTTCCTGTGGTGATTGAATAACCAGCATTAAAACCAAAGTTTGAGTTACTATTTCCTGTGGTGATTAAATGACCAGAATTTAAACCAATCGAAAGATTGTTTAAAGAATTATTCCCCCTTACTTCTACGTAAGTGTTGTTAGTATTATCTTTCAGAACAATATTTGGTTGTATTATACCAGTAATTTGCTTAACTGTAATATTATCAACACTGCCGTCAAAATCACTCGTTGGTGTAATTCTTAATATTGCCGAACCCGTAATATTTGCTACTACTGTCCTTTTGTAAGTTATATTGCTTGTAAAATTAATTTCAGAACCATAATTATAAATATACACTCCATTAATATCAAGTGTAACAAAACCAGCAGTTGTATTTGTAATAGTTATTTCTACTTGATAAGTTTGTCCTGAGATAACATTTATATTTTGTGTTAAGGCTGCTGTGTTTCCTGTTGTATGATTTGCTCTTAAATTAGTGGTATCATGCGTCCACCCAGTCCCCCATGTCCAATTAGTATCTGGAATTATAGAAAAATTTCCATTCCCAACAAGTTCATTCCCTAATGGTGCCGTTGATTGCAGTGATGTCGTGCTAAATACTGTCCCACTGTTTGCCGTTGGTATTATTTCCAGCCCGCCAATGCTGTTTTGCGTAAGTGTGCTATCTATTAAATTACCATTATTTGCAACTGGAATTTTATTATTAGTTAAATTAGAATGCGAATGTTTTTTTGCAACGGCATCGGCTAAGTTTGCTTCAGTCTGTGTATAAGTGTCAAGTAATGCTTTATTCGGGTGTGTATGCGCATTCGTCACCGCATAAGTTGTATCTAAATTTGGAACATTGCCTAATCCAATTTGTGCTTTTGTTACAGCATGTGGATTGTTTGTATCAGCTAAGTGATTATCGTAATTTGTTTTAAGTGAAGTTGTAAAACTTTCAGTTATATTGTCTAAAATCGTTTTATTAGCATGTTCGTGTTTTTTGTTTATTGCATCTGTAATGTCTGCATTTGTTTGATTGTATGTATCGAGTAAATTTTTATTTGAGTGGGTATGTGCAATTGCATTCAAGCTATCCACTTGCCCTTGTAAATTAGTATCCGCATTCTGTCTTGCCTGAGCTTCATCTGTAATTTTTTGATTCGTCTTAGCAGAACTCCATAATTTATTTGAAGCTATTACATTATCATCAATATTATTATTAATATATAATGGCGCACTTGCAATTGATAATTCTATATTACTATTTTCCACTGTAAAAGTTATCATAGCCTCACCTCTACTATTCTACAATAAATTTTTTATTGTTTAACCATGTTTCAACTGTGCCATCTGGTCTTGTAACAATTAAATCATACAAATATTCTCCAAATTTTAATGCATTCATTTGTGTTGGAGTTTGTAATATTTTTATGGCACCATTAATGCTTAAATTAATTCCATTATTTTTTGTAAGTTCAAGAATTGTAGTATTACCTTTGAAAATTTTTAGTTTTATATCCCAATTAGTCCAATCAATTATAGTGCCTTCTTCTTTTACATTAATAAAATTTAATAGAAATGTATCACCTTTTAAATAATATATATTACCATCAGCATCCATTCTTACCATTTTCACCTCACTATTATTAATACCAAAATTGATATACTTATTCCTGCTATAAATCCATAACTGAATTTATTATACCATGCAGGTTTTATTGTATTTATTTCATTTCTCAATTTCATTATTACATTTTCTTTTAATTCTATAATCTTATCTTTATCATTTATAATTTCAGTAAATATTTTTTCTTTCCCTTTTTGATTTTCATAAAGCTTTTTATAATTGTTCAATTCAGCAAATGTTTTTATTATCAACTTAAATTCGTCAATATCAACTCTAACCGATTGACTGTCAATTGCTGTAACTTGAGCGATATTTATAGTAGAGAACAATGAGAGAATCAATATTATTTGTATTAGTAATTTCATTTTTTATTGAATCTATTTGTTTTATAATTTTTGTTTCATAATTGTTAAAAATTTTGATAGTATCTTTTTTTTCATTTATTAACTGCTCAAGTTTTTTAATTTTATCATTTATTCTATCAATTTCATTTAAATATTGTTCATTTGTTTTATTTATATGAAATAAATTTATAGCAACAGCAAAAATCAAAATAATTAATAGTATTTTTATAATTTTATCCATTTGCAGCTTTTAATTTTTTATAAGCCATCTCAAGTTTGTAAGAGTAATCATCATAAATTGTTTCTGTCCCTTTATTTTGCATTTTGCCATTATAACCTTCAGCAAATTTTATCCAGTTCTTTTCAATTAAATATTTATCAAGTTTTTTATTCTTAATAAAATTTACGAAAGCAAATAAATGATACTTTTCCGAACTAAACATATCTGTAAGAAAGCTATCAAGAGAATTATAACCACATAATTTATAATTCATTCCGAGAATTTGAAATCTTCCCCAGCTGCAGCATTTATAAGCAGCATCAACATCAAGTTTTTCTGCAGCATCAAGTTTATGATATTGAATTGATTTAGGTCCATATTTAGCATTCTGTATTGACCATTTTACTTTCTTCCTATCCAATGATAATGGATAATTTTCATTATTAATTGTTACAATTGCACCATCATATTTTTGTTTTGTCAAATCGCCAAAAATAAAAGGTTCATAAAGAATAACAGGCCGGTTTATTTTATCAAATCCGCCCATTGGTGCTTCAATTTCAGTTACTGCTTTTATAACCTCAACTTCGCAGCCAATTAAAACAGCAGCTTCTGCATAATCTAATTCTTTTAATTCTCTTCCGTTCATTTATCTTTACTCCCATTTAATTGCAAATATCTGTCTAATATTCCAAGCCCAATTATACCTGCAAGCAGAAACATCCAGTTTTCAGGAATATCTACAATATTGTTTGTTATTAATGCAACTTTGAAATATGCTCGCAGAAATGAAATTGTAATTAAAAACATTATCAATCTTTTAATTGAACCTTTGCCGTCTGGTTCTTGCAAGAATGTTTTGCCCCAATTTATTTGATCGATTACCCAATTAAGAAATGATTTCATTGTCATCTCCTTTTTTAAATTTATAATTCTTAATCAATTCTTCTTTCTTTTCCGATTTATGTTTAGAATAACCATTTCCAAAATTTTTTTCTAAAGCATAATCTGTGCTTTGCTGCTCTATTATTACAAGATCTAATTTTTTGTTCATTTCATTTAATTGATGAATAAATACCTTCAGCATTTTTTTGCTTAACCATAAACTTGTCATAATAAATACTCCTGATAATATTGATAATAATTCCACAGAATAATGTCTTAATGTTTCAAACATTTATTCCTCTATAATTATTCCCATATCAATTAATTCAGCAATTTGAAAAGATGTTAAATTTAAATCCTTCCATTCAGAAAGTCTGAATTTAGGTATATCAACAATTTCAATTTCCTGTTCATAAATTTCTTTCATTTCTTCCTGAAATTTATTGTATTCGTCAATCTGTTCTCTTTTAAATGTTCCATCAAAATTTTCAATATATTTTTTGCCCACATTAATTTCGGTTATACTCAAAGCATCTAATTTTTGTCGTATATCATTTGCAGCCTTAGCAAATTGAAATATTCTTTTTGCATCAAAATTTTTTGAAATTGGTTGATGTAATAGATAAGAAATAATTCCAAGTTGTTTTTGTTTAATTTTCATAATTAACTCCTTTAAGGCAATGTTAATATTTCATAGGTTGTAGAACCAATTGTTAATTGTCTTTTTACAACAGTTGTTGTTGGTGAACCTCCGCTTGTTGATGCAACATACAAACTTCCAGTAATTGAACCCCATTTATAATTATTTTGAACCCAATTTTCGGTGGCTAAATATGAAGTTTCTGATGTTATATAAGGTATATTATTCATATAAATACCATCGGCTGAAAGTGTTAATACATCATCAGTATAAATTAAACTTCCTGTGTAATATGCATAATAATCAGAACCAAAAAATTCGATTATTTTGTTTTGTATTTTTAAATATGTCTCATCATAATCATAAGATGTTAAACCAGTATTATTTATAACTACTCTCGGATTAGTCGTTGCTGTTTGTATTGTTGCTCCCGTTATAGTTCCACCTTCAAAATTTCCGTTTTTAATATATGCATCAGGGAAAGTGAAATATGCTACTTCCTCACCAGTATTGTTATATATATATAACCCCCCACTATTTATTTCTACTCTCGGATTTCCTGTGGAAGTTTTGAATGTAGAACCTGTAATTGTAACTCCTGTAATTGTTGATCCACTTTCAATAGAACCTTTAAAATATGCAGAACCATCAGCAAGTATTCTTACATTTGCATTGCTCGTATTTTGTCCAGTTGCAAGCGCATAAATTCCAGTATTATTAATCAATATTCCTGCATCTCCGCTTCCAACATTTGCGCTGGTTTTTATAACTCCGCTTGTATACATTTCATAAGTTACTTCCTTAATAATTCCAGACGCAAAGGTTGGAGCTTCTCCATTTGTTGGTATTGAAAATACTGTGCCTAATGTTGTATGATAACCAAATAAACCTTGTGATGTAATTTCAACTCGATTGCCGCTTGTTGCGGTTTTAAATGTTCCTGCAATAATTGTTAAGCCAGTTATTGTTGCATCACTTGTCCAATTGCCATGTTGAGTTATATTGCCCGCAGCATCCCAGCTAATATTTCCATTTGCCAATTTACCGCTGCCATCATTTTTAAATCCAATCTTAGCAGAATCATAAACACTTTCATGCCCAATTAAAATCATTGCATTAGTTCCCCCAATTAAGCCAATATTTGTAGAATTAATTGAAGATGATGAAATTGACCAATTTGCTATAGTTCCAGATATAACTTGCAAAGAACCATTTGTTAATATTTTCACATTCGCATTACTTGTATTCTGCCCTGCTGCAAGTGCATAAATCCCAGTATTATTAATCAATATTCCTGCATCTCCGCTTCCAACATTTGCACTCGTCTTGATGACTCCGTTTGTATACATTTCATAAGTTACTTCCTTAATAATCCCAGACGCAAAGGTTGGAGCTTCTCCATTTGTAGGAATTGAAAATACTGTGCCTAATGTAGAATGATATCCAAATAAACCTTGTGATGTAATTTCAACTCGATTGCCGCTTGTTGCAGTTTTAATTGTCGCACCAATAATTTGGGATGATGAAGAAGTTGTTGTAATATTTCCATTAAAATAAGCATTGCCTGCAGCATCCCAATAAATATTACCATTTGCTAATTTGCCGCTGCCATCATTTTTAAATCCAATCTTAGCATCATTATAATTTCCAGTTGAAGTGCCAAGTAATATCATTGCAGATGGTCCAGAATAAATACCAAGATTTGTAGAACGCAGAATAAATCTTTCTGCTACAATTGACATTAAGCCGCCATCAAAAAGAAAATAATTATTATCATTTTCTTTAATATAAAGTTTTGAATCACCTGAAATGTCTAAATAAAGAGATTTAGAATAAATTCCCTTTTTCCCCGTTAAATATCCCCCAAGATTTTCATTATAAACACTATCAAGATTCCCGATTTGAGCTATAATTAAAGAATTATCAACTATATAATTATCATTATATTTTGTAAACGAATCAAAGCCATCATAAACTACCATTCTTGGTTTATAATTTGTAATATTATCAAAAAATATTCCGCTTTGTCTTGATGTATCAGTTACATTTCCAATTCTAACAAATCTTAATCCTCGTTTAAGATATTGTTCACCGCTAACTATGGTAACTTCAGGTTCTCCATTTTTATCAATAGCAGTGCATTTAGCTAAAATTTTGCTCATCAAAACAAAATTGCCATTTTTATCATAATTGCCTTGATAATGAAATAATATGTCGCCAACTTTCCAATCCATTATTCTGCATTCTCCAATGTTATAATATGTGTCCCAGTTCTCAATATTGATTCAATTTGAGTAAGATTATTCACTTTAGAATATAATTTTCTATCAATTTTCATATTTGCTTTTAAATCAAATAAGCCAAAAATTTTTGCAAATAATTCATCACTATCGATTATTTCAGCAAGAATTTGAGAATAAGTTAAATTATTATCAGCATTCAAAAATCTTTCTCGAATTAATTCAGCAATAATATTTGCATATTCATTCGCTGAAATGTTCAAATTCATCAATCTGTTCAATTGTGCTTTATAATTATTAATTAGTTGAATATTAGCAGTTAAATTTCTTTCTAATTTCATTTGAGATTTGAAATCAGAATAATTAATTATAGTTGCATATAAAATATCAATAAATAATTCAGCAAAGAAAAAATCATAATCTATTGTAATAGTATTTAAATAATTATTTCTATAAAGTTTTGATTGAATATTTGAAAATGTTTTTATTAAAAAATTGAGATTAATATTTCTTTTTAACTCAGAAAAAGTATTATGATAAGAATTAAATACAGCTTCAAGATTTTGAAAATTTATATATTCTCTATATAATCTGCCGCCATAAACAGCAGCAATTAAATTACTCCCATCTGAATCCGATGCGACTGATACCCAAACTTTATCAACATCTCCAGCTGGTTGTCTCTCTGTCCAAGTTGCACCATAATCTGAACTTGTATATAATCGACCACCGCTTACTGCAGCAATTAAATTGCTTCCATCTGAATCTGATGCGACTGATAACCAAACTTTATCAACATCTCCAGCTGGCTGTCTTTCAGTCCATGTTGCACCATAATCTGAACTTGTATATAATCGACCACCGTTTACTGCAGCAATTAAATTGCTTCCATCTGAATCTGATGCGACTAAACGCCAATATTTATCAACATTTCCAGCTGGCTGTCTTTCAGTCCATGT